GTGCGGGCGTGAGGTGACCTGGTAGGTCGCCTCGTAGCGGTACACACCTGAGTGGTTGAGGGCCGAATCGCCGGACCTCTGCCAGAACGGGCCGACCAGTTCCGTGAAGTGGCTGAGGTAGCCGCCGGCTTCGGTGTCGGAGAACTGGCTGACGCAGGCGTCGAAGAGCGCGGTGCGGGCCTGGCGTGCCATCAGCGAGGCCGCCGCACGGTCGGCGGCGCAGACGGTCACGGAGATGGTGGAGCGGTCCAGGCCGCGCGGGTCGACCGCGCCGGCGCCGGGCACCTTCCGGGCGACCAGCAGCGGCAGACGGCCGGCCCAGTCGCTGGGCCACTGATTGACGACGGTGGCGTCCGGGAACGCCTCCTCGTACGCCTGGCGTACGAGGGTGTCGGTGTCGGGCAGGACGGGGGTCATGAGATGCCTGCCTCGAAGGCGTGGACGCCGTCGACGAAGGTGCCGTCGGGTGCGGTGTGCCCGTAGTTCTTGCTCAGGGCGGCGGGGTCGTCGGAGTAGATGACGGAGTCGGTGCTCCCGTGTTCCACCTTGAAGGACCGTGCGAAGTCGCCGGTGTTCTGGCGGGTGGCGGCGACGGCCTTCATGCGGGCGAGGCGGGTCTCGGCCAGGGCACGGACCTCGGCGCGGACGGCGGGCAGGTGGGCGAGGTAGGAATCGAGGTTGCGGTCGACCTGTGCCACAAGGTCACCTCCTGCGGATCACGGCGACGTCGTGGGAGACCCGCCGCGACCCCCGGTAGTGGGAGGGTTCGCCCACGACGGTGTAGTCACGGCCCTGCCAGGTGACGCGCGCCCACGGCCCGGCGGGCAGCGAGCGGCGCAGGACCCGGAACGTGGTGGCGTCCTGGTAGCCGTCGGAGTCGCTGGCGGTGGACGACTGCGGTTGGACGCGGCAGCCCTCCACGGTCACGGGGCTCCCCTCGCTGGGGGAGCCGTCGGCGTTCATGGGGCCGGCCGGGTAGACGGTGATGGTCTCCGGGCCGGTGTCGAGCAGGCTCACCCGGCCACCTCCTCCACCGCCTCACACCAGGCCTGGAGTTCGTCGGCCGGGTCCAGCTCGAGGCTGCGGCGGCTGGCGGCCGCCGCAGCCTCCTCCCACGCCCCCGGCTCGGCGAGCAGACGGCGGATCGCCTTCTCCCAGGCGTCCGGGTCCGCCCGGTCCAGCAGGGTTCCGGCACCGCCCAGGCACTCGCTCAGGCCCGGGGTGGGATGGGCCAGGACGGGGATGCCGCTGGCGCAGGCCTCCGCGGCGACCCGCCCCCACGACTCGTACTCCGAGGGGGCGAGCAGGATGCGGGTGCGGGCGTACACCCGGTCGCGCATCCCGGAGCCCGGGATGTGCGCGAGGACCTGGACGTTGGGCAGCTCCTCGACGATCTGGTCGCCGTACGAGCCGCGCACGCCGAGAAACTGCACGTCCGGCATCCGGCGGGCGAGTTCCCAGAACAGGGCGCCGCCCTTGTTGTCGTTGAGGTTGATCAGCGTCACCCGGTCGCCGGGAGTGGTGCGGTAGTCCTCGGCGAAGACCGGCGGCCGCACCACCAGCGTGCGCTGCGGCGCCTCCAGGGCGCCGTCGGCGTAGAACGCCTCGGCCTCCACCCGCATCCACTGGCTGTTGTAGATGGCCAGGTCGACGCCGGAGGCTTCCTCGAAGGTCTGCCCGAGCGTGTTGTGGCAGATGCTGACGACGGGTACCCCGCCCCGGCGGCCGGCCTCCTTGGCGAACGGCACGCCCTCGAGGTGCGAGAGCACCACGTCGGCGACCGCGCCGAGCGCGCCAGCCGTTCGAGCAGCAGCGTTCATCGGCCACACCTGCACGCCCTGCAGGGCGTACCGGCCCCAGAACGACGACGACCGGAACAGGTGGACGCGCACGTCGTGACCGCGTGCCGCCAGGGCTCGCAGCATGCTGTGCGTCATCCACTCCGCGCCGGCGTTGTGGTCGGGCGGGTAGCCGTGCAGCCGTGCCACCACCGTCAGCCGCCTCACCGAGGGGCCCCTGGATCCCCGGGCACGCCCCACGGGATCGGCTCGCCCGAACCGGCCACGGGAGCGTAGAAGGTGTCGTCGACACGGTAGGGCCGCTGGATCTCGACGGACTGCAGGCCCCCTGATCCGGACACCTGCCGCAGGAGGTCGATCTCCTCCTGCGTCAGGCCGACACCGGACGGGAGGCTGGCGGGCAGCTGGTACTGGTAGCTGCCTTCCATCTCCATCCGGTAGCCCTCGGGATTGCGGACCTTGCGCTCGGTCGCGGCCAGCGTGATGGCGACCGCGATGTCCGGTGCTGTGCCCGGGTCCGGCCAGGGCAGGCCGTAGGTGCGTACGAGCGCGGAGGCGTCCGAGAGGTACGCCTCCGCCTGCGTGCGGTCGTTGCCCTGCAGGGTCAGCTTGAGACGCGTCTCCAGGTCCTCTACCGACGCCAGCGGCGGACGTGCCACTCAGATCGCCTCCTCTCCCGCTCAGGAGCCGGAGCTGGAACCGGCGAGCTGGAGCTTGACCGCGCGCACCAGCTCCAGGTTCTCCGGGTCGTCGGCCGCCGCGGTGTTGTCCCGCACGACCGCCGTGCCGACGAAGGTGTTGAGCACCGACCGGTCGCGCAGCCGCATCGGGTCGTAGTCGCGGATCCACCGCATCGCCACCCCGGAGTCCGACAGCGACTGGCCGAAGGCCACACCGGCCGGGATCATCGGCGCGCGCATCGCGAAGATGAACGCCGAGCGGACGAACGCGTACGCGGCGCCCGGGTCGATGGCGTTGGAGCCGACGACGGTGAAGCCGGCGTAGCGGCCGATGGTGGCCTCGCGCAGCGCGCCCTCGCTGCCGGACTCGTCGAACCGCTTGAGCAGCTCGGAGTTGAGCATGGCCGCCTCGACGTCCGCGCCGACCAGCAGCACGCGCCCGTCGCGCGGCACCTCGGCCTTGTTCAGCGCCGTACGGGCGGCGACCGCGGCACGGAACGGGTCGTTCTCGTCGATGGTGATCGTGGTCGCGTAGGTGGCGCCCTCGATCGTGGTGACCAGGAGGTCCTCCACCGCACGCGCGATGGCGTAGGTCTGCGGGGAGAGGACCTGGGTGCCGAAGTCCTTGATGTCGAGGGTGAGTTCCTCGTCGGTCACCGCCACGGCCGAGTAGATGTCGTGGTTGAGACTGACGTCGATCTTCGACTCGGACAGCTCGTCGAGGACGATCTCGGACGAGCGGTTGTTGCGCCACCCGTACTCGCGAGCGGTCAGCCGCCCGGGCACGCGGATGGAGACGGTGTCGTCCTTGGCGCCGGAGAAGTCGCTGATCGCGTCGTTCCACACGAGCTGCGGCAGCACGATCTCGCGCTGCAGCAGCCCCAGTGCGGTCGCCGCGATGACTTCCGGCTTGAGGAATGCGTTCGCCATGGTTCAGCCCCTCCTCGGGGTCTGGCGCCCCGGGGAGGGGCTGATGGTCAGTGGAAGCGCGGGATCTGAGCCGCGAGCTTCTTCGGGTCGGTCTCGACCGGGACCTCGGTCGGGTCCAGGCCGCCGCGCCCCAGGCCGCCGCCCGGGCCGCCGAAGGCGGCGCCGAGGATCTTGGCGTCAGCTTCGATCTCCTCGGCGGTCTCGCCGCGCAGCCGGTCGAAGTGGGCCTCGGGAATGCCGTACTTGTAGCCGGCCTTCACGCGGGCGACCTCGAGGGCGGAGGCGGACTCGACGAGGGCGATCGCCGCCTGTGATTCGGCCGGATCGACGCGGTCCTGCAGCTGCTGGCGCAGCTTTTCGTTCTCGGTCCTCAGCCGGCGGGCCTCCTGGTTGGCCTTCCGCTTGGCCTCCTTGCCCTTGACCGGGTCGGACCAGTCGACGTCGTCGTCCGCCTCCGGGGCGGGCGCAGGGTCGGCGGCCGGTGCCGGAGCTGGTGCGGGCGGCGGCGTGGGGGCCGGTGCGGGATCAGGGGCCGGGGCTGGGGCCGGGGGATCCGCCGGGGCGGGAGGCGCCGGCGGGGCGGGTTCGGGAGCCGGTGCCGGTGCGGGCGGGTCACTGGGGGGATCCGCGGGCACGGGAGCGGGCTCGATGACGGGCTGGGTCATGGGGATGCGCCTCCAGGGCAGCAGAACGGCGGCCGCCTCCAGGGCAGGCCGGAAAACGAAGGGGTGTTACCTCACGGAGACGCCGCGGGCCTGAGCCCGCCGCCTCCGAGCTTCGATGGCCGCGCGGAACGCCCGGCGGGCTTCCGCACCGCCCAGGCCTCGCGTGGCTTCCTCCCACAACTCGCGGAACGCCTGGCTGTCTTCGGGCAGCCAGTCCTCGCGCGAGTAGACGGGGATGATCGTGCAGTGGCAGTTGTCGTGGAACCGCTGGATACCGCGGCCCACCTCCCAGGTGAGGAGCTGCTCCGGTGTCCACGACTCCCACCCGGCCGGCCGGTCGACGGCCCCCGGCCTGCTGGCCTGTCCACGAAAGGACGCGGACCACTCGGAGCGGTAGACGGCACCGCGGCTGGCGAGCATGGCGCAGAAGTCGCACGGGTTGGGGGCGGTGATGCGTGCCCAGCCGATGACCGCCCGGTCCGCGCGGGCCATTCCCTCCAGGAGGTCACGGCCGCCCATCAGCGCGTCCCGGTCGGCGGCGGAGGCCGCAGTGGCGCCGGCGTCGCGCATCACCTGGTCGAGGTCGGCGAGGAAGTCAGCGTCGTCCAGGCGGCCCCGACCGTCGGCGGTCTGCGTCTGCGTCTGCGTTTGCTGCAGCTGGATCAGGCCGCGCTCGGCGCGGACCGGCCCCGTCACGACCAGGGACACCGTGGCGCGGCGCTCCTCGGCTTCCTCGTCCGGCTGGGCCTCGTCCCAGTCGAAGTCGTCGTCCACCGTGATGGTCGCAGCGTCGTCCGGCTCGTGCGGCTGCACGGTCCCGGAGGCGGCCGCGAAGTCGTCACGCAGCTGCCGCAGGCTGACGGTGGGCTGGCTGACCTGGGGCTGCCCGTCCGGGTACGGCGGCAGCGTGCGGCCGATCCTCAGCGCCCGCAGCAGCCGCCCGTACGCGGCGGACAGCCGCCTCGAGCGGCCACGGTAGCCGCGCTGCGCCGCCAGTGTCCGGCTCAGCCAGCTGCCGGATGTCTCGGGCAGGTTGGTCGGCGAGACCTGCCGCCAGCCGTCCGCGGCCGCCCGGGCCGCCTCCGCGGCGAGCCGCGCCTGGGCCAGGCGGTGCTGCTCGGTCAGCCGCGCCCCGTCGTCAGCCACGGGGCTCAGCCGCCCGCATCAGCGAATCGGCGAGCGCACGCGAGGAGTCCTCGCTCGCGGACAGCTCCGGCCAGGACGCGCGGTCGGTGTCGGTGAACCCCGGCAGTTTCGTCCACACGGCCTGCTTGGGCACGCCGAGCATCTGAACGGCCTTGCCGAGTGCGTCCACGGTCTGCGACAGCGACCTCGACTCCGTGTCGGCCCACCGGACCTGGGAGGAGTAGTCGCCGGCCGCCTCCTCGTGCCCCATGATCTTGGCGCACAGTCGCATGTCGGACTCCCACGATTCGCCGAAGCCCCGCTTGAACTCGGCGACCATCCGCATCAGGGTCGTCTCGGCGGCCGCGAGCGCCTCCGCCGACAGGTTGACCATGTCGCCCAGCAGGTAGTGCGGCGGTACCTGGGAGACCACCGCGAGGTGACGGACCGACATGCCGATCGAGTCGATGTACCCGTTCAGCGGAGTCTCGTCCAGGGCCCCGAACTTGGTGTCCTTGTCCGGCGCCATCAGCAGCCGCGACGCATCTGCCGTGATCGGCTTCGGGATCGGGTTGCCGTCCGCGTCCAGCAGCGGCTCACCGGTCTCGGGGTCCCGCTTCAGCGGCGGGGTCATCCCGGAGATCGTGCGGACCTTGAAAGACCCGTACGTCTGCGCGATCAGCAGGTCGAACACGCTCTGGTTGATGCGGTCCTGCAGCGGGATCAGCGGCGCCACCACACCGGTCGTACGCCCCTCCAGGTCGACCTGCGCCGCGAACCTGCGCACCGGGCACACGCCCAGGCCGTGCGCCCGCCTGGCGCCGAGCGTCACCTTCTCCTCATCGGCAACCGCCTCGTACACGTGGGCATCGTCGTAGAAGCGGCCCTTGACCGTGCCGTCGGAGCCGGGCAGCTTCGGCATCTCCAGCGCGTACAGCGGCCACTCGTCAGACGCCGGGTCCTCGTACGCGGCCCACATGTTCCGCGCGGACAGCGCCCGGATCACCGGCCGCTTCGAGTCCTTCGCGTGCGGCAGCGTCACCGTGAACGCGTGCCCGTAGGTGATGGCCGCCCGGTACACGGCCGCCTGCCGGGCGTCCAGCCCGTTGGCCTGCCACGCCTGCCACTCGGGCGCGTCCTCGTCCGACCCCTGGCGCTGGTAGCCCTCCACCGACAGGGACTGCGCCGGCGCCGCCACCACCATCGGCAGGAAGTTGGAGATCGCCCGCTGCGTGAGGATCCGGTACTCCTGCGATGCGTTGCGCGGCGTGTACGGGCCGGCGTGCTTGCCGCGTACGTAGTTGTCGATCAGGTCCAGCAGCTTGCGGTCGGCCTTGAGGCCGTCCAGGCACTGCTGGGCCCGCTTGACGGTGTCCGCCGCCGGGACGGCAGGGGTCGTCACATCTGCCCCTTTCACAGGAAGTAGACGACGCCGGAGCGCTCGACCTGGGCGCCCTTGGCGAGCGCGTCCAGGCGGCACTGCCAGGCGAGGATCGACGCCACGGCGGCGTCGATCTTCCGGCTGCTGTCCGGGTGCGCCTTGGCGATCTGGATGCCCGACCGCGACTCGCGGCGCCGGGCGTTGAGGACGTGCCGCATCAGCGCGGACGACCCGTCGTGCGTCAGCTCCTGGTCGGTGACCGCGTCGTGGAAGGAGCGCGTCGCCCGCACGATCTGCAGGGCCCGCCCGCCGGTCATCCACCACTCGATGGGATGCGCCAGCGACGACTTCACCAGCAGCTGCGGGCCGTACTTTGCCTCCC